ATGGGTCAATCTATTCAAGACCCTTCTCAAATTAAACAAACACAAAAAATTCAAGAAGAAGCTATAAAAAAAGCTACACAAAAAGCTATAGAAGATAGAAAAGATGAAAGAAAAAAAAATCAAGCAAAAGCTAGACAAGAAACAGCTAGAGAAAAAATGCAAAAACAAACACCTTATAAAGGTGGTGGTAGATTTGGAGGTTTTAAAGAAGGTGGTATAGCATCTAAAAAACCTAAGAAGAAAAAAGTTATGAAGCGTGGTGGGTTAGCTTCTAAAAAATAACCTGCATTGATGGCTACTTATCCCCCAACTAATTGGCTACGATAACCCCTAAGGAGAAAAATATGGCTGAAGCTATAGTACAGGAAGCAACACCTAAGAAAGTTGCATTTATGAGTAAACCTTCTAACGTAGAAGAAAGAATAAAGAAGGATGAAGAAGAACTAAAAAAAATGATGGAACAGGAAAAAGAACCTGAACCAAAAGAAGAAGAGAAAGAAGAAGAGCCTACTAACGCTGAAGAAAAAACATTTAAGAAAAGGTATGGCGATTTAAGAAGACATTCTCAACAAAAAGAAAAAGAGTTCCAAGTTAAAGTAGAGGAACTAACAAAACAATTATCTGAAGCAACAAAGAAAGAAATTAAATTACCTAAGACAGAAGAAGAATTAGAAACTTGGGCAAAAGAATATCCTGATGTTGCTGCAATAGTTGAGACAATAGCAATTAAAAAAGCAAAAGAAACTTCAAAACAATTAGAAGATAAAGTTAAAAGCATTAATGAATTACAGCTTAATGCAACAAAAGAAAAAGCAGAAGCTGAATTAATGAGACTACATCCTGATTTTGGAGAAATAAGAGATAGTGATGAATTTCACGAGTGGGCAGATGAACAACCTAAATGGGTACAAGATGCATTATACGATAATGATAATGATGCACGGTCTGCTGCTAGAGCAATTGATTTATACAAAGCAGATAAAAATATCACAAAACAACCAAGTGGTATAAAAGACAGTGCTGCAAAAATTGTTAAAACTAAAAATAATGCACTAGAACCTGAAGTAGATGAATCTAAATCTTTTCTAAGAGAGTCACAAGTAGAAAAAATGTCTGCTAAACAATATGAAAAGAATGCAGATAAGATTATGGAAGCAATTAGAAGTGGTAAATTTATCTATGATTTATCAGGTTCTGCAAGATAAAATAGTTGACAAACAACAATTTATATGTATAACTATAGTATATAAGTGCAGTTAATAGCTTAATTGCACTATATTATCGCAAATATAAAGACTATTAGACCTACTCTGTCAAGTAAGAGCCCAACTTATTCGTACAAATAATGTTGCACCTTTGAACAATAGACCTCAAATAAACTACATATTTTGCATTTGTTTGTAGTATAATTAAGGAGAAATACTATGGCGTTTAAACAAGCTGCTGGATATGGTAATCTTCCTAATGGTAACTTCTCACCTGTAATATATTCGAAGCAGGTTCAACTAGCATTCAGAAAAAGTTCTATTGTAGAAAGTATAACTAATTCTGATTACTTTGGTGAAATCTCTGCAATGGGTGATACCGTTAAGATTATTAAAGAGCCAGAAATCACAGTCAAGGAATATGCTCGTGGTACAATGATTCAACCACAAGACCTTGATGACGAAGACTTCAGCTTAGTTGTTGATCAAGCAAACTATTTTGCATTTAAGATTGATGACATAGAAGAAGCACATAGTCATGTAAACTTCTCTCAACTCGCAAGTGACAGAGCAGGGTACAGACTTAAAGATAACTATGACCAAGAGGTTTTAGGTTATCTATCAGGGTTCAAACAATCCTCAATCAATTCCGTTGCAGGAACTGCTAATGATGTCGTAAATGGCACAAAAGCAGTCTCAACAGCAGGTTCTGATGAATTGTTGACCTCAATGAAACTAAGAAAAGATAGTTTCAGTAACATCACAACTTCTAGTGCAGGAGATCACTCGATTCCTCTTGCTCCTAGATTAGGTGGTGCAACAGCCCAAGCAACTGCTACAGCTACACCTTTACAGGTTATTGCTAGAATGGGTAGATTGCTTGATACACAATTCGTAGATGCTGACGGAAGATGGCTAGTTCTACATCCAACATTCGTTGAAGTTCTCAAAGATGAAGATTCAAGACTTCTCAATGGAGACTTTGGTGAATCAGGTGGACTAAGAGCAGGTTTATCAATCGGCAAAATCCACGGATTTGATGTATATATGTCAAACAACTTACCTGCAGTTGGAACAGGTCCGGGAACTTCAGGTTCTGCGAACCAAAATTCTAACTTTGGTGTTATTGTTGCAGGACATACTTCATCAGTAGCAACTGCTGAACAAATCAATAAGACAGAAACTTACAGAGACCCTGACAGTTTCGCTGATATTGTTCGTGGTATGCATTTGTATGGCAGAAAGATTCTTAGACCAGAATCTATTGTAACTGCTAAATACAACGTAGCGTAAGGGAGGATAGACTATGGCAACATATGATTTAACATCATCCGATACCACAGGGGTATCCTCAAATTCTATCGCAGCGTTACCTTCAACAAAAAACACTAATGTTATGAGAAATGTCGAAGCATACTTAGACATTGATAAGCTCGTAGCTGCAGGTGGAAGTTTTGCAGATGGAGACATCTTTCAGGTGCTCGAAATTCCTGCAAATCATCTAATTCTAAATGCAGGTGCAGAGGTTATGGCAGCTTTTACTTCAAGCTGTACTCTAGACATGGATTTTGCTGCAGGTGATGACATTATTGATGGTGCTGACATTACATCTACAGGCTTTTGTGCTGCAGGTTCTAATGGTCAGACTAACACAGTTGTCGGAAGTGCTGCTTCAACTTACACTCAATTTATCACAGCTACTGATACTATTGATTGTAAGATTGCAGGTGCCGCACCAGCAACAGGCAGATTAAGAGTATATGCAACAGTTATTGACCTTTCAGGTCATGGCTTAGACGATGCTCCTGTCGATGTTGATAGAGACCAATTAGCTTAATTAGCTAGATATAGGGTGGCAGGGAAACTTGCCATCCTTTTAACACGAGTATTTTATGGCTGAAACATTTCTTACACATACAAATAGAGTTATTGCACGATTAAATGAAGTAGCATTAACTTCATCTAATTTTACTTCTTCACGAGGTATACAAACACAGTGTAAAAATGCTGTTAATGAAGCCACAAGATATATAAATCAAAAAGAGTTTCAATATCCTTTTAATCACTCAACAAAAACACAAACTTTAACAGCAGGTACGGTTAAATACAGTATACCTACAGATGCTAAAACTGTAGACTATAATACTTTTAGATTAGTTAAAGATAGTGATTTAGGAACAAGTGGTGGAAGATTAAGAATATTAAATTACAATGATTATGTAAATGCTTACATAACACAAGAAGATGAAATAGATACAACTACTCTTAGCCAATCTCATACAGATTCTGTAACAACAATTACTGTATCTAGTACATCAGGTTTTGCTAGTTCAGGAACATTATTTATAGGTAATGAGCAAGTTACATATACAGCTATAGGTAGTTCAACAACATTTACAGGTGTAACAAGAGGAACAAGTAGCACAACTGCTTCAGCACACGATAGTGGTGTTCAAGTAGCACAATTTGAAGACGGTGGTATACCACAGTTTATAATTAGAGCACCTGATAATAATTATATCTTATATCCTTTTCCCACTAAATCATACACAATTAAATATGACTATTTTACTTTTCCGTCTGATATGTCAGCACATAGTGATACTACTAGTATACCTGATAGGTTTGCTCCTATTATAGCAGATGGTGCTACAGCGTTTGTATATCAGTATAGAGGTGAAACATCACAGTATCAATTAAATATGCAAAGATTTGAACAAGGTATAAAAAATATGCAAACATTACTTGTTAATAGATTTGATTATATACGTTCAACATTTATACCAAGATCAGGATATTTAACAGGAGTAGATACACCCTCAAGGATAACTTAATATGCCTGACCAATCCCAAACATCTCCTTCAGCGTTTGTGTGTGAAGGTGGTTTAATTAAAAGTCGTTCAACTTTTATTATGCAACCGGGACAAGCATTAGAGTTACTAAACTTTGAACCTGACATTGAAGGTGGGTATAGAAGAATAAACGGTTTTAGAAAACACTGCAATCATATTGTACCTCAAACATCATCTAGTTCTGAAAAAGTTTTGATGGTGGCATTTTTTAATAATAATATTATTGCTGCTAGAGGTGAAAAGATATTTAGTTCAGCATCAACTGAATTAGCAACTGCCATAACATCAAGTGCAACAATGTCAGGGTCAGGAACTATAACAGTTGATAGCACATCAGGTTTTAGTTCAAGTGGTACATTACAGATTGACTCAGAGATATTTACCTATACAGGTAAAACAAGTACGACTTTTACAGGGGTAACAAGAGCAACAGGTGCAACAAGTGCTGCAGCACATATAGTTGATAGTGCAGTATCAGAGAGTTGGACAGAAAGAGATACAGGTAGAACTAATGCAGGTAAGTATACGTTTGAAAGATTTAATTTTGATGGCAATGAAAAAATAATTGTTACAGATGGTACAAACAACCCAACAGTTTTTAACACATCTTTCTCTGCAACAGATGTTACAGAGTCAAGTGTAGAAGGTGCTAAGTTTGTAACGGCATTTAAAAGTCATATGTTTTATGCAGGTATGTCAAGCACACCACAGACATTAGTATTTAGTCAGCCATTTGATGAAGATGCATTTAACAGTGGTAGTGGTGCAGGTAGTATTAAGGTTGATGATACTATTGTAGGTATGAAAGCATTCCGTAATGATTTATTTATATTTTGTGAAAATAGAATATTTAAATTAACAGGAAGTTCATCAAGTGATTTTGCAATAACACCTGTTACAAGAAACATTGGCTGTATAAACGGAGACACTATACAGGAATTTGCAGGTGACTTAATATTTTTAGGACCTGATGGATTACGTACAGTTGCAGGTACAGCAAGAATTGGTGACGTTGAACTTGGAACTATTAGTGCAAACGTACAATCTATATTTGACGATAATTTAAAAGACTCAGCTTTATTTGAGTCTATAGTAATACCTGACAAGACACAGTATAGAATATTTTTTGCAAAAGAGGATGTAGCTGAAGACAACGCAAAAGGTATTATATGTGTTATGAAAGGTCAAAACTTTGAGTTTTCAGAGTTACGAGGAATAAAACCATCAGCAACAGATACATTTGTAGAAGCAGGTGATGTATTAGTTTTACATGGTGGGTATGATGGATTTATACATAGGCAAGAAAAAGGCAACGACTTTGATGGAACAAAAGTATCAGGTAGATATAGAAGTCCTGATTTAACTTTTGGAGACCCCGGAATAAGAAAACATATGCAAAGGGTCATAGTCAACTACAAACCTGAGTCAGCTATTAATGCTGATATGTTTGTAAGGTATGATTATGAAGATAGAAACTCTTCAAGACCTGCAGCATATCCATTAGATTCTGAAGATGTAGTTGCTATATATGGTACATCAACTTATGGAACACCTACATATGGTGGTTCATCAGAGCCATTGTTAAGACAGTCCGTAGAGGGTTCAGGTTTTGCTGTAGCGTTAAGAGTAAATGATAATGCTACAACAGCACCATACTCATTAAAAGGATTTCAATTAGAATATCAGTTAGGAGCAAGAAGGTAAATGGGAGCAACGTATACACGACAGTCATCTTATACAGATGGTGACGTAATCACAGCAGCACATACTAACGATGAATTTGACCAACTATTAGCAGCCTTCCAAGCAAGTAGTGGACATACACACGATGGTACTGCTAACGAAGGTGGTCCTATAACTAAGTTATTAGGTAACACACTAACCTTTGGTGCAGGAACTGCAGGAACAGATATAACAATAACATTTGATGGTGAAACATCTGATGGTGTTCTTAAATGGATGGAAGACGAAGACTATTTTGAGTTTAGTGATGACATCTTAGTTGTTTCAACAGAGAAGTTACAGTTTCGTGATACAGCAATATATATTAACTCATCAACAGATGGGCAGTTAGATTTAGTAGCAGATACAGAAATACAGATAGCTGCGACTACAGTAGACCTAAATGGTAATTTAGATGTATCAGGTTCTATTACACTAGGTGGCACAGCTATAACATCTACTGCAGCTGAACTAAATATTTTAGATGGAGTTACTTCTACTGCAGCAGAATTAAATATACTTGATGGTGTAACATCTACAGCTACAGAACTAAATGTAATGGATGGTGATACATCTGCTACATCAACAACTGTTGCTGATGCAGACAGAGTTGTATTTAATGATGCAGGTACTATGAAACAAGTAGCAGTTACAGATTTAGCTGCATACTTTGATGATGAAATAACTGCAATGCCTAATCTTGTTACAACGGCTGCAACAACAGTAGGTGCATTAAACAGTGGTTCAATAACAAGTGGTTTTGGAACTATTGACACAGGTTCATCAACAATAACAACGACAGGTTTAATTACAGGTGGTTCGTTAGATATAGATGATGTTGTAATTAATGGAACAACAATAGGTCATACAGACGATACAGATTTAATAACACTAGCAAATGGTTCTGCAACAATAGCAGGTAACTTAACCTTATCAGGTGACTTAACAGTTTCAGGTGATGACATCACTATGGGAACTAATACTGCAGGTAATTTACTTATAGCAGATGGAACAAACTTTAACTCTGTAGCAGTAGGGTCGTTATCAGAAATATCAACAGTAGCTAATGATGACGTATTTTTAGCAGTAGATACTTCAGGTGGTGGTCTTAAAAAAGTTACAAGAAGCACAATCGTATCAGGACTTGCTGTTGGTGGTGTTGCTTTATCAAACGTAGTTGAAGATAGCACTCCTCAATTAGGTGGTGATTTAGATGTAAATGGAAATGGTCTTGTATCAACATCAAATGGTAACATTGCTATAACACCAAATGGAAGTGGTGTAGTAAGGTTAGATGGCAACGTAGATATTCAAAGTGGATTAATTGACTTAAAAAACAGTGGTGCAGTTTCTAAAATTAAATTTTACTGTGAGTCAAGTAATGCACATGCACAAACACTACAAGGTGCTCCACATTCAGAAAGTGCATCTAATACTTTAACACTACCAAGTACAGGTGGTGATACTAAGTTAGTTTCAACAGCATCAACTGCTACACTTACAAATAAAACATTTGGAGACAATGTAAGTTTTGGTGACAATAATATAACTAATGTAGGTGACATTGCACTTGACTCTATTAGTGCAGATGGAACAGATATTAACGTGGCTGTGTCTGATAATTCAGCTACAGCATTTACAATTAAACAAGGTTCTGATAATTATCTAGT